AACAGTAACTGTCCAAGTATCAAAAGTTCTGTCTCCAGCAACTTTGAAAATTCTTCCTCTAAAAGGAACTTCAATTGGTGCCATATTTGAAGCAGGCAGTGCTGCTGCCTTACACATAAAGTTAAATTCAATATCATCCCAACCACCAACTGGGAAGTTGGGAATACTTACCTCAAATAGGTTAGGTCTTGCACCGCCCCCTGAAAGGGCGGCTTTAAATCCTGTAATAGTTCTGTACGTAGCCATTTTTGAGTCCTCCTTCTGTAATTAATTTATCTAATCAAACTCTGCCAGCAACTTCTTCAAAACTTACACCTGTGCGGGTTGCAACAAAGGTAAGAGTTACATAGTTAATGGATTTGGTTGGCTTCAGATAAATGTCTGCTCTAAACTCGCTATTATCAATAACGTCAGGAGTATTGTTTGTAGCATCGCAAACTACGAGGAAGTCATAAACACCTCTCTTAGCTTGGACATCACGTAGATATGGTTCAACAATGTTAACGAAGTTTGCTCTCGTTAATTCATCGTTGAGTTCGAACAGTTGTGCATTTGCACTTCTCTCAAGTGCTTGCTCAACGGTAAGGAACAAGCGACGAACGTTGATTCTATCAAACGCCGATGCATAACCCAATGCAGTCTTATCACCAAAGAGTAGAATTCCTACACCAGGTTGGTTAATGATTGCATTAACTCTTTGTGGATACAGGCGATCTCTTTGTGCCTTACTTGGATTGTATGCAAGTTTAACTGCATTATTCAGGATTCCTCTCTGCTGTCCAGCAGGTGAGAACCAAGGGTATGAATTGATTCCTATTCTAACCATCAATCCAGCAACATCTAAGTTACATGGAAAGTAGCGGAATCTGTTATTGAATCTATCATAAGTATACTTATATCCACTATCAAATACTGCATATGAAGAAGAAGCTAGTGAACTATTGACACCGCTGAAGAACTCAATAATATTATTTGTTTGAGTATCTGTATTTGTTTGATCAACAACACCTTGTCTATGTGGGGAAATAACAGCAATACAATCTTTTCTCTGATTTGCAATAGAAATCAGTTGAGCTGCTTTTGCTTGTGATTGATAGATATCATCACCACCACTAGGTCCTTGAATTAAGAAGTCAACTGCAATTTCATCTCTATTTGAGAAGAGATTGTATGCAGTAATAACTGAACTTAATTCTGCCTTCATTCCACCAGAAGTGCTATAATCAACACCTCCACCTAATGTATAAAGTTGGTTACCGATTGCACTAAATTCTCTATCCTGTGCTTCGAGGTTCCAGAGACCTTGAGCATTTGTGTTTACAGTAAATCCTGAAGAGAAAGCAGTTTGATAAACTACAGCACCATTTCCTGCATCTGAAGGATTGTCACCAACATAAAGATTTGGTGAGAATTGTCCAACATAATTCTTCCAGAAAATCTTTCTTGGGGAATTAATAGCACTTACTGCATCGGTTGCTTTGGAAAGTCCAAGATGCTTTTCAACAAGATTTCCCTTGACTCCAGTTACTGTTCCCAGATCATCGAAAACTGCGATGTGAATTTCATCACTCTTACCTGATCTATCTGCAGCATACTGTGTTGTTCCTGGTTTTGGTGCCAGTGACTTCCAGAAAACGTCTCCACCATTTGTTAATGTAATCTTTTGCTGTTCGTACCAATCAACAACACCACTTGCTGGGATTGTTGTGGTTGCAACAGAAACTCCAGAGTTATTAACATATGAAATGGAATTAGTTGCAAGGAATGCATTTCCTGGTGTTGCTTCTGCGTATGAAACTGCTGTTTCTGTTCCTGTAGAACTTACGCGAGAAACAATCTTAACATCAACAGAACTTTCTCCAACTCCAGTAACGATTGCTTTCAGATATCCACTGAAAGATGAAGTTGCTCCAGCACCAACAGTTGTGATATTTGAAAGTGCTGCTGTTACTGCGTAACCAACTTGAACATTTCCAGATGCAACAGTTGTTCCAAAATCTAAAACAACTGATGTTGCTGCGGTGTTGGTTGTTGCCTGAGATAATGTAACAACGTCCGAACCATCATCAGAAACTCCAACAACAGTTGTTCCCGATGCAATAGAGTCTCCAACAACTTCTTGTCCAACAACAATATTTGCGGTAGAAACGCCAATAGTTGTTGCAGCTCCAGTTGTGATTGTTACAGCAAGATCATCTGCACCAATTGCTGGAGTAAATGTAAATGTTCCTGTGCTAATACCAGAAATTGTTTGGTCTGCTTTATCGTCGATTAAAGCAACCTTAAGACCATTTGCCCAACTACCTGGATTTTTTGCTGCGAAAATATAAGATGCAGCATCGTCAGCGTGATTTAATTCGTAGTCATCAAAGTTTTTGATTTTTAGACCAGCAGTGCTTCCTGTTCCTACTGTTAGAACATTAGCATTTGCTAAGTTGCTTCCGTCTGCTCTTGCAACCTTAAGAACTCCTCCATATGAGAGGAAAGAAGATGCGCTCATCCAGTACTCATACTGGGCATCTGTGGAAAGAGGCTTACCAAAGACATTGATTAGGTCTTGCTCTGTGGTAATATCAATTGGTTCCTCAACTGGGCCAAGTGGGAAAGGTCCCGCAATAGCACCAATGTTATCTAAAACATTATCAGCTCTTCCTACTGTTAGGTCAACCTCCCTGATTAATACACCGGGAGATAATTGAGGAGTCGCCATTTAAATTTCTC